TACTATTTTGCGCCCAACTAATTTATTATGCGCTATCTTGTTCCATCTTTTTATTGTTTCTTTGCTCATTTTATTTCCTCTCTTTATTAATTGCATATATTGCGCGACTCAATGAGTAAAGCGCAAAATCTTTTTTGTCTTCACCCTCATCATTGTTCCAATCCATGTCAAAGATATCAACGCCAATAAATTCGCATATCTCTTCTAATGTTTCGATAATGTCATCAAGCTCATTATTATGTTTTTTGATTTCGTTTTTGTTCATTGTTTTTCCTCTCATTTAATGAGTTAAAATTTAACCATTTATTATCTTAGTTGCTAGTGTTTTGTGAACACTCAACATAAAGCCAAACCATGATAGCGCAAAACAAAATACAAATCCAACGCCCTAAATAATTGTAATAGTTATTGGTGTAATTAGCTTGCCACCCTCGATAGGATTTGGATTTATAATCCAAATAAGTCATTGCCGCTTGGCTACCTGGGATGCCACAAGGCTAGACTGCGTTTTTCTACGTGGTCACTCCCTAAAAATTTTTTTTCTTTTTGTGAACACTCTGCGCTGTTTACATTCCACTACATGGATTGGGTAGAACTAACAGACGAAGATGCGGAACGCCTGGTTAGAGCCATCACAAGAGCAAAAGATTACGCTAAGAAAATGGCAATATTCCAAAGCGGTTTCCTCGAACCAGAGCTACGCTGGCTCCAAACATCAGCACATGAGCTGTATGATGAGCTATCCGAACGTGAACGCGAAGTATTTAGGATGCGCATACAACAACACACTTTTCCGATCATTGCCGATGCTCTTGGTATTAGCGAAAGCACAGCAAAAACATACTGGCTTCGCACTATGGCAAAGTGTAGCAAGCTCTTCTTGTCGACTAATAAGCTATAAATATATGGGAAACAGACACGATATACCACCAGATAAGGTCAAGATGCTAGCTAGTTTTGGCTGCACATATATTGAGATTGGCAAATACTTTGGTTGCTCGGAAAAAGTGATTCGCACTAGATTTCGCAAAGAGTTTGAACAAGGCCAGGAAGAAATGAAGCTTACCTTGCGCCAATTGCAATGGAAGCACGCACAAGGTGGCAACACGGCGCTGCTCATCTTCCTGGGCAAAAATTATTTAAATCAAACTGATAAGTCTCAAGTGGACCACACCAACAACCTGGAGTTAGTGCTAAAAGAAGTGGGGTTTCAAGGTAACCCAATGGATGATCAAGCAGATAGTCAACAAAGAGAAATTGTGGAAGCTGGTGGGATACCAACCGATTCCGCAACAGCTTAACATACACAACTCCAAAGCTCGCTTTCGCATCAATTGCCAAGGCAGGCGCAGTGGCAAATCCTATTCAGCTGCATACGAGATACTTCCCTGGCTTTTAACGCCAAACACGCGAGGATGGATAGTATCGCCAAGCTACAACCTATCACAAAAAATTGCTCGTATCATCAAAGAAGACATTATGGTCAAGCTCAAATTACCTATTGAGAACAAAAAAGAGGTCAATGGCGATCTGTATTACATGAAACTTGCTGGATTAAACTCTGAGCTATCTGTGAAGTCGGCGGACAGTCCAGAATCCTTAATTGGAGAAGGCGTGGACTACTTGGTTATAGACGAAGCCGCCGCTATGCCAAACAAACTTATATGGGAGCAATATCTTAGGCCAACGCTATCAGATAGGCAAGGTTGGTGCTTGATGGTGTCAACACCTCGTGGTTTTAATTGGTGGCATAAATTATGGGAAAGAGGTAAAGATACTAATTATCCTGACTGGGAAAGCTGGCAACACCCAAGTAGCGAGTCACCATTTTTTAAAGACAATCCGGAAGATTTAAAAAAGGAATTAACCAATGAAACATTCTTGCAAGAGTATGAAGCTCAATTTACCTCATTTTCCGGCAAGGTCTACCCATTCGACTCCACTGTTCATGTACGAAAAGACCTCAAATACAATCCTAGCTTGCCAACATACTGCGCAATTGACTTCGGTTTCCGCAAACCGGCAGCTATCTTCGCTCAGGTCGACTTTAAGTCAAAAGGATTACCAACTATTTATCAGATTGACGAAATAGCAATGGTGGAGAATATTAAAACAGAAGACCTTGCTAATATGGTTCGTAAAAAACCATATCAGATTGCTGGTTATTTTGGAGATCCAGCTGGTGGTGGTAGGAATAGTCAATCTGGAATGAGCGATATACAGATTTTTTGGCGCAAAGGTATGCGTGTACGATTCAGAAAAGACGCGATGACGCGCAATGTGGTCAATGGCGTATCCCATATGCGTAGATGGTTTGAAGATGCAAATGGAGATGCACATTTTTTTGTATCAGACAAGTGCAAAGGTTCTATTGCTAGCTATGAAAACTACCGCTATCCAGAGAACCGTGCAGAGCAGTCTATTAAGGAAGAACCACTCAAAGATGGAGTATATGACCACATAAATGACGCGATGCGTTACATGATTTGTAATCTTTTTCCTATAAAGAGTAGAATGGCTGGAGTAATAGATTGGTAAGAAATATATGGTAACAATTCCTAATTTATCGCAGAGTGCGATAGCTGAAAGTTTAAAAGATAGTTTAAGATACATCGAGGATGAACGCGTAAGAGAGCGCGATTATCTTATGGATTGGTACGAGGGTATCAATATCGATGATTATGTGCGCGATTACTTTAGCGTTGAAACGCTAAGACAAGCGCCAATGCTAAATTCAAATATAACTGGTAGAGTCTGCGCTGTACGAGCTATGACATATAAGCGCCCCCCAAGAATGCGCGCTTCGGATACTTACCTTGCCTCCATAAACGTCCACAGTCTAAACGCGCAGCGCAGACAACTTGAAAGACTTACGTTCTTATTAGGCTCTATGGCCTTTCGCTCACGATGGTGTGAGATGGAGCAGAAACTCAAATATGAGATACTATCTCACTTTACGCCATTATTTCTTGCTGGAGATAGTAGAGACCAGCCAATTGGTGTTTGCTATCCAATTGAATTTCAAGGCAATAGCAGAATGGATGCACCAATGCATGCAGTATGGACAGAATCGCGCCCAGGTTATCAAGGCGAGCATTACTTACTTGATGATAATGGTATGAAGATAAGCGTCAATGATGGCGATATTAATCCATATGGAGTAATGCCAGTTACCTTTTGCCACAGACATCCACCAATACGTGATTTTAATAGCGTAAAGAACGCAATGGACGTTGCGCAAGCTGATCTTGCGCTTAATGTAGCATTATTTGAGCTTGAAATTGCAGTAAGATATGGCGCAATGGGTATC